CTATAATAAACTATGTAGTATTTACAAACAGCCAGAAGGAGATTATACATTGGCTTATAAAGAAGTAGTAACCACAGGTCCAATCGAATGGGCTAAGATCTTTGAAGACAACCGTGACATGGTTGGGTTCGATGGCGCATATGAAGAGTGCCAAGGTGCATACACCGTCAATCAAATCTTGAGCAAGGAAGACTTTGAGAAACTCAAGGCTGCTAAGTCACAGAAGAAACCTAATCAGAAGCGACTGATGGACGGTGAGTTAGTCCTAAAGTTTGAACGCAAACACTTGGTAACTAACCGTGACGGTAAAGAGATTACCCAAGCAGGTGGTGCACCTAAGGTTGTGGATCAAGATGGACAGCCTTGGGATGTAGACATTCAAGGTACTATCGGCAATGGTTCAGTCGCAAAGGTAACTAACCTTATCTCAACCTTCCAAGGACGAGACGGTAAGGAGTATGCACGTACAAGCCTTGTGTCAGTTAAGATCTTGGAGCATGTGCCTATCCCTGAACGAGAAGATGAAGCTGCATAGAGTTCCTTTCCAACTTGGCAGGGCTGCAATGGCCCTGTCCTTTTAAATAGGTTTTATAAATGATTGAAGTAACGTGCAAAGGCAGTATGGGTAATGACTTGACAGTGGTAAACGCTGCAAGAGTAAGCTTTGGTAAAGAGAGTGATTGGGATTACGAAGAGTCAGATGCCTATAGCTTCAAGCAACACATGAAGCTTAAAGACAGGAAGCTTATCAATTACTTAGCTGAACACAATCACATCAGCCCATTCGGGCATTGCTTTGCAAGCTTCCATATCAAGGCACCTGTGTTTGTGGCAAGACAACTTGTCAAGCATAAGTTCCTACGTTGGAATGAGATTAGTCGTAGGTATGTGGATAACAAGCCTGAGTTTTACGCACCTGATGTATGGCGTGGACGTAGCCCTGACAAGAAACAGGGTAGTGAGGGCAGTGTAGACGTATGGTCAGACTTCAGAGAGATAGGTTCATGCTTGGATTTATATAAAGAACTTCTGAGTCAAGGTGTCTGCCCTGAGCAAGCACGTATGGTACTGCCACAGAGCATGATGACTGAGTGGTATTGGTCAGGTAGCTTGGATGCCTTTGCTGATATGTGTAAGTTACGTGGAGCACCTGACACACAGGCTGAGACACGAGAGGTAGCCTCTCACATCAGTGATAAGATGTGTGATTTATTCCCTGTGTCATGGAAGGCTCTACGAGGTTACGGTAAATGATACTTATAGATGGAGATCCTTTTGCCTATCGTGCAGCATTCTCCTGTGAGGATCAGGAGTTAGCTGACGCCACAGATAAGGTTGACGATCTCATTCAGATGTCTATCGATGCGGTAGCCTTTGAGTATAACATAGAAAAGTACAAGGTGTATCTTACAGGTAAGGGCAACTTTCGGTATGACATATCTGTCAGCCATGAGTACAAGGGTAACAGGAAGGACGTAGAAAAACCTCACCACCTTCAAGGTATCCGCAAGCACATGTCAAAGAACTGGGAAGCGGAAGTATCTAAGGGTGAAGAGGCTGACGATCTTATAGCTATAGCTGCAACTGAGGGTGGACCTGAGTCAGTCGTTGTCTCCATTGACAAAGACATGCTTCAGATTCCATGCAGACATTACAACCCTAACAAGAGAGAGTTCAAAGTTGTCGATGAGTTTAGTGGCTTGAAGTTCTTTTACAAACAAATACTTACAGGTGACAGGGCAGATAATATCATAGGTCTATACGGTATCGGTCCAACTAAAGCTGAGAGAATGGTGACTGACTGCAAGACAGAACAAGATCTGTACGAGGTATGTCTGAGAGAGTATGGTGGTGAAGAGGACAGAGTGATAGAGAATGCTAGGCTTCTGTGGTTAAGACGCTACCCAGAACAACTATGGGAGCCACCTAAATGCGTTACAGATCAGGACTAGAGAAGAGAACAGCACAGTATCTAAGGAAACACAAAGTTAAATTCAAGTACGAAACACTAAAGATTCAATGGCAAGACATGAGATTTAGAACGTACACCCCTGACTTTGTGTTACCTAATGGAATTATAATTGAAACTAAAGGAAGGTTTATTCCGTCTGACAGGGTAAAACATCTCATGGTAAAAGAACAACATCCAGAATACGACATTCGTTTTGTCTTCAGTAACCCTAAAGCTAAGTTAGCTAAGGGTGCTAAGTCTACCTATGCTGATTGGTGCGACAGACACAACTTCTTATATGCAAAAGAAACCATTCCAATTGAGTGGATTAAGGAGAAAAGGTCTTGACAATGTTTGACTATGAGAGTAAACTTGATACCTTGGCTGAAGATTTTGATTTGATTTGGCTGTTAGAAGAGAACGATATATCTATAAGGCATGTGGTAAAGTTGTTAGTCGAAGAAGGCTTGATCGATCCTAATAAATATATAGACGTATCCAATGAAGAAAGGACATGGGCAGAATGGGAAGAGTGACTAACGATCCTGATTTAGACTTTTGGTTTGAAGATGAAGAGGAAGATATGGGTTTTAATTATTATATGGATGAGGCTGCACAGACAGCAATCTATAAACAAGAGTACCAGATTGTGTACCCAGCCTTAGGTCTAGCTGCTGAAGCTGGAGAGGTAGCTAACAAGGTTAAGAAGATTATCAGGGATGGTGAGTTAGATCACAATTCTATAGTTGCTGAGTTAGGTGATTGTCTGTGGTACTTAGCTGCATTGTGCCGTGACTTGAATGTTGACATGGCAGATGTTGCTGCTGAGAACTTGCAGAAGTTACAAGGACGTATGGAAAGAGGAACCCTCGCTGGGTCAGGTGACAACAGATGACATGGTTCTGGCGATACATTAATTACCTTGCAACTTGGCGTTCACATAGACTAGCAATCAAACAATTAAATCAGTTGACAGACAAAGAGTTAAAAGATATAGGCATTGTCAGGGCTGACATAGATCGAATGATCTGGTTAGAAGAAGACAAAACAATGAGAGGAAGAGGTAAGGATGAGTAACTACCTACCAACAGATTATCAAGCTTTTATTCACACGTCTCGTTATGCTAGATGGTTGGAGAAAGAAGGACGCCGTGAGACTTGGGACGAGACAGTAGAACGGTACATGGATAAGGTTGTTCGTCCTGTCCTTGGGAATGACAGCTACGTCAATCAGTTACGCAATGCTATCCTGTCTCTAGAGATCATGCCATCCATGAGAGCTATGATGACAGCGGGTCCAGCTTTAGAACGTGATAATACCTCAGGGTATAACTGTTCTTATCTACCCGTAGATGATCCTAAATCCTTCGATGAAGCTATGTTCATCCTCTTGTGTGGTACAGGTGTCGGGTTCAGTGTTGAACGTCAGTTCATAAGTAAACTCCCAGAAGTTCCCGAACTGTTTAACAGTGATACCACAATCGTTGTTAAGGATAGTAAAGAAGGTTGGGCTAAAGCTTTCCGTCAAGTGCTTGCTCTCCTCTGGGCTGGTGAGATCCCTCAATGGGATGTGTCAAAGGTACGTCCTGCTGGCGCTAGACTTAAAACATTTGGTGGTAGAGCTAGTGGACCTGCACCCTTAATCGATCTATTTAACTTTGTCGTTAAGATCTTCAAGGATTCTCAGGGTAGAAAGCTGTCTAGTCTTGAGTGCCATGACATTATGTGTAAGATAGGTGAGGTTGTTGTCGTTGGTGGTGTACGTCGATCAGCTATGATATCTTTGTCTAACCTGTCAGATGATCGTATGCGTCATGCTAAGTCAGGTGCATGGTGGGAGAACAATCCTCAACGTGCCTTGGCTAATAACTCAGTAGCATACTCAGAGAAGCCTGACAGTTTGTCGTTTATGCGTGAGTGGATGTCGCTTGTGGAATCTGGATCAGGTGAAAGAGGAGTATTTAATCGTGAAGCATCTAAGAAACAAGCTGCTAAGTATGGGCGGCGTGATCCTGAATGGGATTTCGGAACCAATCCTTGCAGCGAAATCATCCTGCGTCCGTATCAGTTCTGTAATCTTACGGAAGTTGTTATCCGTGCCACAGACTCTTATGATGATCTTGAACGCAAAGTCCGTATGGCAAGTATTCTGGGAACCATTCAGTCCACCTACACTAAATTTCCATACCTGCGAAAAGTGTGGCAAAGAAACACAGAAGATGAACGTCTGCTTGGAGTGTCCCTTACGGGGATAATGGACAACACTCTGACAACAACACAGAACCACGGGTTGTCTAAGACACTTGAAAAACTACGAGAGGTTGCAGTTGAAACAAACATTGATTTGTCTAAGCGTCTTGGTATCAACCCCTCTGCTGCTATTACTTGTGTCAAACCCTCAGGAACGGTCAGCCAACTCGTTGACTCAGCCTCTGGAATACATGCCCGTCATTCTAACTACTACATTAGAACAGTCAGGGGTGACAACAAAGATCCACTAACACAGTTCATGGCTGACCAAGGTATCCCTAACGAGCCTTGTGTCATGAAGCCAGACCAAACAACTGTCTTCTCCTTCCCTGTCAAGTCACCCTCAGGTGCTGTTGTCACAGAGGATATGACAGCTATTGAACAGCTAGAGACTTGGCTTATGTATCAACGACACTGGTGTGAGCACAAGCCCTCTGTTACTATTAATGTGAGGTCAGACGAATGGTTTGAGGTAGGAGCCTTTGTCTATAAACACTTCGATGAAATGTCAGGTGTATCTTTCTTGCCTTACAACGAACACACCTACCAACAAGCACCTTACCAAGAGATAACTAAGGAACAGTACGAAGAAAGTTTAAGTCAGATGCCAAAAGCTGTTGACTTCTTCAAACTAAAAGAGTATGAGAAACAAGATAACACTGCGGGTAGTCAGACTATGGCATGTACAGGTGATGTCTGTGAAATGGTTGACATAACATAAGGAGTTAGATATGGTTACTATGACCTTAGATGAAAAAGAATATGAGACAGAAGACTTTACAGAAGACCAACATAAACTATTACAGGAGATTCAATACAACAATAATATACAGATGCAGTTAAACTATCAATCAAATAGTTTACAAGCAGCTAATGAGGCCATCGTAAATAAACTAAGAATTTCACTAGAAGCTAAAGAAGGATCTTAACATGACAGGACTAGAAGTTTACGCCGTAATCGTTACCGTGATAGCAGCCTTAGAAATCTTACTCTAATGGTTGCTGTAAGAAAACAGTTTAGCAGGGCATTGTATGAAGCGTATGATGCACCTGCAAGGCTGGCACTGGTGTCCCTTTTAGAATCTAAGGGGCATCAGATTGTCAACAACGAAGAGAACTATAGTGTTGACGTTGTGTCTCAGAAAGGAGAGTACACATACTTCAATGAAGCTGAAGTTAAGACAGGATGGAAAGAAGATTGGCCCTTAGAGTGGAAAGAGATTCGTATCCCTGAACGTAAACAAAGACTACTAGATAAACTTGGTACACAGAATGGTGTCCTAAACTTCTATGTCTTTCGGTCTGACTTAAAGAAAGTCTGGCGTATCAAGGATACTCTACTGACAAAGGACTGTGTGTTACCTGCTAAGGGTAGGTATATTCGCAAGGGTGAGTTGTTCTTTCATATTCCTTTTACAGAAGCTGAACTAATCACAGTTCCTTGAGGATAAACAAATGGCTAAATGGGATTTAAGTAAATTGGATATACCTGAAACAGATAACGTAAACAACCCACCACACTACGGGGATGGGTCAATCGAATGCATTGATTACATGAAGGATAACATGGAAGCTACTATGTTCATGGGCTACCTAGAAGGCAATACTAAGAAGTACTTACACAGGTTTAGATACAAAGGTAATCCTGTTGAGGATCTAAAGAAAGCACGTTGGTACTTAGACAAACTTATAACTGAAATGGAAGGGAAGAGTTAATGTTAGCAGCTTTGATATTAGCCTGTCATATAGATAACGGGATTTGTAAAACATTTACTGGTCCTGAAATGTATCAGACAGCAGATGACTGTATAGACAGTATAGGTGTAGGGATTAAACTTATAGAAGATCGTGGTTGGTTAGTAAAGGATTACACCTGCTATGATTGGGGCACTGAAACGTAAAAGAGGGGCTACTTGCCCCCCTTCCTTTTCTTACCTGATGCTGTCGTTGACCACTTAACTCTTTTCGGTCCTGTCTTTTTCTTTGCCTCTGACTTGCTGATACTACCAGCTACAGACTTAGGTCTACAGGCAGGGTAGGGCCGTTTACTTTTCTTGGCTGACTTTCTACCGCAGGGTTTACCTGTCTTAACGTCAACCCATTGCTCACCGAACCATTTACCTAGACCACCCTTAGCCATTACGCCTTCCTAACTCTGTTGTCTTTGCCTTTCCATTTACCACCCTTTTCTTTATACCACTTGGATGCCCAAGCATTAGCATAAGCTGATGGGTAGACTTTGAACTTCTTACGTGCCGCTTGCTTTGCACGATTCCATAACGCAGGGTTAGTTGGTTTAGGACTTGACAAATTACATTCCTTTTGGTTAGAGTTTATCCATGTAATACATAAGAAACAAAAGACCAAAGCCAAAGGTAAACAGAGCTATCAAGGTAATACCACCCCAGAGAACTATCTTCTCGAACAGTTCAGCATTTCTTTTCTTCTTGTCTTCTAGTTCTTTCTTCTTTCTTAGACGTACTTCTTTTCTAAGAGTTACTAATTCCTGCCACCCTGAGTATCCTCTGGCAGCTATAATTATTTCCCTCAAGTTATTCTCTAAGTCTTCAGCCTTCTTACGATTGACGTAGGTATCCAAGGCTTCTTCATTTGCACTAGAAAAGACACTGCTTCTCTTCTTGTCATGACTATCCTTGGCTTGATCTATAGCTTCAAACAAACTACCTATGTCTTTAGCCAGAGAAGTTATCTCTTTACCTGCTGACACACCAGCTTTGATGGCTGTGAAGCTTGCCATAGCTATAGTGATAGGGTCCATTTATCACCACTTCACCTTGTCAGCCCAATAAGCTGCTGACATTTTACCCTTTGAAATATTCTTGGCGTGACGAGCCTTGAAGGACTTCTTCCTAGCTTTCTCTTTAGCTGTCTTAGGGCTTTTACCTGCACCTGACACACCTTGCTGACCAAACCTAATGATCTTCTCCTTACCACCAGAACAAGCCTTTACGACATGAGATTTCTTAGGGTGGTTAGGAGTGCGTTTAGGTTTGTTGCACTTCATCTTAGACTTTTCTATCTTAGCCATCTTTACCAGCCATCTTCTCTAGAGTTAATCTTATTGATTTAATGTTCTCATCTATACGAGCATTCATCAGAGATAGTTCTTGTGCTGATGTCTCAAGTTTAGCTATCCGTATTTCATGACGAGCTATATCTCTCATGTTAGTTTCAACTGAGCTATCCAACCCAGCCATATACCAGACAACAGCTATTGTCTGTAATAGAATAGCTCCGACTAAAGCTAAAGGAATAGATTTTGATGTAAGCCAAGATTCTTTATCCACGATACCGTCCTAATGTTATTGTTTTTAGAAACCCTCTCCATATTTCCTGAGGGCTAGGAAGCATCCATCCTAAGATTAGAAGGATTATTACCCATGTGGGTATGTCTTGGTTCAATACCTTGACGTTATCGATGGCTCCGTCCACTGTGAAACCACCTGTTGATTGATCTACCTCTACGTTCTCTCCTGATATGTCGCTGCTCTGGTCAACAACTGACTGATTGTTTTCTTTACCTACTTGTGTGTTAGCATTTACTGTCGGGCCTCCCCCACCCCCACCGATACCACTCAGTAAAGAGAAGGGGGATAGACAGCCACTGAGTAGTAGGACTAAGGCTAATGGTAAGAGTATTCTCACAAGTTTTCTTCTCTTCTATTAGCCGCAGCAGGGGCAAAAGCCTCTTCAATGGCCTCAGAGTATTTAGTTCCTTTAGTGCCGTTGGCGTCTTCACCCACCACTCCTGTCCATAAGTAGTGTAACGTATTTTCGTTACCTTGGTTGTGTGTATAACCCAGAATAGCCAGCTTTTGCTCCATTGAAGCGTTCCTGTATTTTTCTGAATACCTAGTTAAGGTAAAATGGTTTGCCTTTACAAGCTCCTTAAAAGCTTTTTCTTGTAAGGCTGGGTCAGCCCTGAAAGCAGCACGACCTGACGGGTGTTCTAGTTTAGTTTTTTCTTCCTTAGTAAATACAGAGGATGTTTTTATTGTATCTTTAGCAGCTTTACCTAGTTGGTATTTACCATCATATGCATCGTTAAAGCCGCCCATTAAATTGTATCGTGATCTGCTTTCTATCTGAGCTATAGGCTCTTTTATTTTTTCAAATAAGTTGTCTGGTATTTCTTCTTTTATCTCTCTAGTCTTAGCAACCGATAAAGGCTTATCCGTCATAACATTTTTTGGATCTTCTAATGCTTCTATTGTAGCAGGGTCTAACTGTCCTGTCATAGGCAGACCTGCTGTCTTTTGAAATTTCTTTAACTGTCTTTGACTAGCAGGGCCGAAGTTACCGTCCACTACTAATAGCCCTATAGTTGTTGTATACCCAAGTCTATTTAACTGCTGCTGTGCTTTCTGTTCAGGTGTAGGGGTTGTCGTAGTGTAGGTTTTTTTAGTTTTTGGATTAAAGGCTACCACCTCTTCATCTTTTAGACCTAAAGAGTCTTCTGTTGCTTGCTCTGTAATGGGTTCTGATTCCCCTAAAGCGGGCACTTCAGGTGCAGTTTCTGGAGATTGTTCTTGAAGAGGCATCTCCTGTGAGGGTACTTCTACATCACCTAAAGGGGAAGTAGGACCACCCTCTGTGGAAGGGGGTACGGCCCTCATAGCTGCCATTGGTGCGGCATCAGA